TCCATAATGTTAGTTTGTTGATTTTTTACCACTGCTATATTTTTATCATTCACTATTACTTGAGAAATAATATCTGTGTTAGATTTGACTTGAGTATCTGTGCCGGACGCCCACCAAAAAGCAGCACCTAATTGACTCGCTAAAAATATTCCTAGAGTAGGTCCTGCCCATCCGTCCATGTTATTTCTCCATTATCCTTTTACCCATGACTTATCTACAGTAAAGTTTGCACGACTGAATTCTAGACGATCAACCAACTTCAAGGCTTTACCTATTCGGTCGATGGCCACAAAGCCTTCTGGTGCAGTTACTCTATAACCGTTTGGTGTTCTGATAAAAGTTCCTATGTTTTCTGCCCGCTCTAACTTCCTAATAACCATAGTCTTGGCGGTCTGCAAAGTGATGTAAGACGCTATAACAAAGTACAAATCTTTTTTATATTTATTATATTCTAATATTCCATCCTTCTTAATTTGCGTCCATTTAGCCTTTCCGGCAGTACTTTTTACACTCTTTATCTTTTTATCAAGTCTAGCGATGTAATATTTCTCAAAAAAGTCTGTAACTTTCTTGGTGTTCTCAATCTTTTCACCACCTCTGATGTATGAATTAAGAAAAATCTTTAGTACGTTTGACGGTGCTTCTGCGTGGGTGACTGTACCCATCATGTTAAGATACTTTTCAGCCTTCTTTAATGAACCACTAGCCATATTCAATACTCGTTGGAACATCTGAGCTTCTGATCGTGTAAAGGTAGCATTACCAGATGTGTCTTTAAAGGTTGCATCTGTTGACCATACTCGTTTCGTATTGGCAAGTCGGTTTGCATTTGCACCGAACTTAGCCTTTAATGAACTCATGGATTTACCTGAGTATGTAGTGTGCCATACTACACCAATCTTTGATCGGAGAATATCTTTAGCGATACTCATCCCAACAGGAATTGCATACGTTATGGTGTTGGGTGTAAAGATAATTACTCTTTCACCTTCTATATCTGCACCCTTCAGATCATCACTGGTATATAGTAAGTCACCTTGCCATATGCCTGGTATGTTTAGTGCAGGGAATGTCTTTAATGCGACAAGTAATTTATCAGCCAAACCACCACTATGATTTTTGCGGATGTCTGCTGATGTATAATTAATCTTTGGAGTCTTATTGAAAATAGACTTGGTGCCGACAAAGAACTTTCCATTCTCTGGATTCGTACCGGCAAAAATTGCAGGAGCACCATCCCATTTAACGGTGACATTCATGCGGCTCTTACTATGGCCTCTCAGCATAGTCTTTAAGGAGGCCAGAAAATTGACCGCATTTCTACCACCTCGGACACCACTATTAAGGATGTCATCCTCGAGATGCTCAAGGTGCGTGTTCTTATCTTCTGTTAAAAATTGGCTAAAGTTTTGCATTTGTAATAATAGCTTATCATGTTTAGGCATATGTGTCAATCATATATGCGACTAGTTTAGTTGTATTTGTGACATATTAGTATGTTATTATTTACTTAACTACATTTACCTTCTTTTAATAATTTTTCAAACTCAGGACTCAACACTCCTAAAAACTGTGGCCATGAAGTAAAGCCACCTTTATATCTAATTTGTAAATCTAAAATCTTATGATTACCTCTTATCAAATCAAAATATATTTTAGCAGCATTACTTTTTTCTGACTCTACTTTATTATATTTGAACGTATATCCATGTGTCGGATCAGACCTATTAATCTCATTCAAAGCACACAGCACCGAAGCGCCACCTTTGACCTCAGCCGCATTAATGGACATAGTTTGTTTGTTCATATTAACTTCACCAACAGCTGAAACCAAAGCATATCCAAAATAATAATCATTTAATGTTTCAATCCCACCAAGAGCATCATTCAATGATATTTTTAATACTCTTTCAGCTAAAATATTAGCCATAGCTTGGGACCTTTTAGAATTAGAATCAAAGATTTTTTTCAGTTCTTTAAAGAAAATGTTTTTACTGCCTCCAATTTGATAATTCACCCAATCTCTAATCTCATTATTCTTACCCTTCAAATCTATATAATGCTTACTTTGTCCGGTAGGCTTAGTCATTACTAATTTTGCATCAGATAATCTCATATGTCCAGGATTAGATTTAATTTTATTTTTTACTAGAAGTTCCTGAAATGGTTTACTTCTAATCAAACTAGCTAAATAAGATACTCGTACTGAGTCCACTTCCTCAACAAATTTCATACCAGCACCAGTTTCTAATACTTTACTTACTGCATTATTAATTAGTGGAGGACTAGCAGCTTGAGGTTTAGGTTTCTTCTTTAAAGAAATTCCATAATAATAACTATATCTATTCTGCTTACCAGCATACACTACTAAATCGGAAGAATTATAATCATTCATACCAGCATATTTCAATCTAAACTTTGATATTTCTCTGGGCCATTGATCTCCTGTAAGAAACACCTGTTTAGGTACATCTCCAGGTTCATTATGATAATCTCTCATCCAATTTTTTATACCTAAAGCTCCACTGACTCCCTGAGCAGTATTACTTAAAGCCTTTTCCCATCCTTTTCCTGAAGCACTTTGCTTTGGATCTAAATCTATTTGAGCTGTACTTAAATCTGCTTGACTTCCATACTTTATTTTTTTCAGTTTATCTTGGAATTTAGTTGACGTTAAAAATGCTTCCAAGTCTGAAAGTTTAGAGGAAGATTCTATTAACCGCAGCTGTCGCCGAGAAAAATACAAACACATAGCTGTTGTTACTTCTGATAATTCGGCCATTCTACCACCTCGGAGTATTGTTATGATAGACTACTGGTTCTAATCCTAAAAATTGTAGAAGTCTCTGCCAACTACCAGCAATCCACTTCTTTGCACGTTCCCATGCTCGTTTCAAATACGTCTTAAATTTCTTCCATATATCTCTAATCTTATCAAACAATGCTTCTGATAGTATCTCACCCTGTAACTTGTCTAGTTCTTCGGTCATGTTTTTGATACCTAATCCGACTGCACTATATATTGTATAAAATCCAGTCTTCCTTGTCAAGCCACCCATCATCTTTTTCTGTGAACTGGATTTGAATCTGGCTTCTGGTACTACTTGTCCTGCAATCTTCTTGATATATCCTTTATCTTTAAACGCATCATGTATATCAGCAGGATCACCAGACCATGGCGTGACTAGAAAATATTGTGCGGCACCAGGACTTCTTCTACCAAATTTCTGTACCCCTGTCATCGCTTCATAGGTAAACGCATAAGCAAACTTTGGATTTCTCGCAAAGGTTGTTCTTAAATCTTTCTTAAAATTCTGATGTATTTCATTTGTCTTATTAATCAGCTCAGACTTCTTATTCTTTACAAGTTCAGCAGCATTACCCTTCTCAGCTGGTAGGGTAGAGGACATCATATCATTAAAATACCCTTCAAGAGTTTTGATTGCACCCTCGATAGGAACTGCACCTGTTTGACACGCCGCATAGAACGTAGCGGTGGCTTCTGATTTACCACCACTCATCAACTGAGCACCTTTGCCAGTCTTTAATGATATGCGTTTGTTGCCGATAAGAAAATCGGTCTTAGGTGTCTTGGTGGCGCCTGGAGCTTTACCACCTGGGAAATATGATGCCCATTGTGATGTAACATCATATGCATTGGCTGGCATTGAACCTTTGCCAGTCAATCGTAAATCTTTTACTATCTTTTGTCCGGCATCAGGAGATATTTTCTTATCTCTTGCTGTATATGATGGGCCTCCGGCTGCAGCGACAATAACCTTTTCCATTTCAAAGGCGGCAGACGTTTGTGCTTCTTGTAGATTAAATTCAACAAAGGACTTCATCCATATATTTATTATACTTTGAAGTCTGCAAATCTATCAATTACTTCTTCATCTTGACCAGTATCGACCAAATCTTCTTGTGCCATCTGTGATACATCATACAATTTCATCTTGGCTCTGTCTACACCTAGAATAAACTTCTTATTCATAGTAGGATCTGCATATCTATTCTTCAATTGCTTAACTAACATTTGATTTAGTTCGTTCAATTCATCAGATGATATCAATGCGAACATAAAATCAGCAGTCGCCGGTAAACCAAACGATTCGGATGTATCTTCAAGACCTACATCAGTTGATACGAAACCAGTTCTGGTTGTCTGTGTTGCAGACATAATTGGAAGATTATACTCTACTGCAAGACCTCTCATTTCTTCAGCGATTGCCTTGATGTATGTGTATGAGTTTACATTAGCTCCAGCACGAAACCTACTAGATGCACAGATGTTTATATAGTCTACGAATACTAAGTCTGGTTTAAAATCTTTCTTCAAAGCAAGTTCATTAAACAATGCACGGAAATGTCCACAATGAGCTGATGCAGTTGGATACTCTTTGACTATCAGATTACCTGTAGTTTTCTTTTGTATCTTTTCAAATCTACTCTCATACATATGTCTCGGAAGATCATGCATATCATCCATAGTGATGTTCATTAAGTTTGCATCAATACGTTCTGCAATCTTTTCTTCTGCCATCTCTAATGTGATATAGAGAACATTCTTACCCTGCATTAATGTAGATGCAGCCACATGACACATGAATAATGACTTACCCACACCTGTACCAGCGAGTGCAATATTCAAAGTCTTATTTGATAAACCACCCTTGGTAATTTTATTAAAGAAATCTAAATCAAATGGAATCTTTTCTTCTTTCGCATGATAGTATTCATATCTATCAGCTGATTGTTCCATATAATCATGGCCAACGTGTTTATCAAAAGACACAGAAAGTGCTTCTGATAAGATGCCTGGTAATGCATCTGGTGTTTGGTCTTTAATTTTACCATCTATGATCTGAATGCCATTGAGTACAGCATTATAGATGGCCTTATCTTTACACCACTTCTCAGTTTGGTCTGTCAACCATTCTAAATCTATTGGTGTTTCTTCTATCTCTGTTAGATAGTCAACTGATTTTTTATACTGATCTTCATTTAATGCTTTGTCTTGAACATCAATAACAAGAGCATCTAATGTTGGGTTTGATTTATACTTCTCTGCATACGACCAAATGGTTTGAAAAATAACTTTCTCAATACCATCTTGGAAATATTCTTCTTTTAAAAATGGGATGACCTTTCGTGTATATTCCTCATTATAAACTAGATTGCTGAGGATCGTTGTCTCTATCCTGTTGGTTAATTTTGATTTGGTCATGCTCTATACCTTCGTCTATTACATTCATTAGAATGTCGCCTATCACTTTATTAAATCTCTCCTGAGATTTATCATTTACTATACCATCTTTATTATACAACACTTCATACTGGAATGTCAAGGGGATCTCAACCATCATATCTGGATCTACCAGCTCATCATTATCATCATAGATTGGAAAATGAACATTTTTATATAAGTATACTATACCTTCAAACTCACCTTCCTGTAATCGGAAAGCTTGTTCGTCTGTTTCTTTATGATAAACGTAATGATAATCATCCATAATGACAATACGAATGTAGTAAATATTTCTTACCCGACTTGGGTTTTAATCCTGCATGATAATATTGCCATGTAGGAGGAAACATTAACAATCGTCCTCTCTTAGCTTCTACTTTATAAGGTATAAATGTTCCTGGTTTATTGATATTCATAAATTGAGTTTCACCACCCTCATCAACATCATTAAGATATATAAAAAATGAAAGAAATCTTTTAGCTGTCTGATGATTCTTAACATCAACGTGTGGATCAAATCTATCATAATCGTTTGCTAAGTATCTCTTTATTCGTGTGGCTTCATAACCATATGTGTCTGGCCACATCTTATCATATACATTACAATCAATTTTATAATGGACTATATAGTCTTGAAACAACTCAAGCATACCATTCTGAACTGACTTCCATTCTTCATGATCAACAAGTGTTATCTGTTCAAAAGAAATAGCATTATCACCTTCTTCCTGATGTACAGTCTCAAAAGATTCATAAGAATCTTCAAACTTGTTTATGAGCTCGTTACAAGACAATTCATCTATAACATTATCATAAACTTTTATATACTTATCCATAACAAAACTTTTCTTTGTTTACTCGCCAATCATAATTATACATAATGTAAATACGAATGGGTAAAATATTTCGGACCTGATACTGGTTTTCTACCAGCAT